CTTTCCATGTGAGGTACATAACCTTGTTGGTATCCAATCTCTGCACCCCCTACCTCCACAGACCGTTGGTTCAGACGGTTCTGCATTGAGTCAAGAAGTTGTCTAAAACGTCCTGACTTCTGTAGGTCTTCGGGTAATGCGGCTGCAGCAAGCGTGGGGTCAATAGTGCTTTCCAAAAGATTATGCATTGGTGTTGTTGTGGAGGAAGCCTCATCCATTAGTGGTGCAATTTCTTCGGATACACGTTCTGCAATTTTTACTTGATTGAGTCGCCGAGCATCGTCGGCTTCAAGGATTGTCATTGCTGTTTTGGTTTCCTCTACAGAAAGTGAACCTTCGGCAAGACCTAAACGGAAATCTCTAATTTTGTTTGGTCCAAACCGTTCAATTGCACCAACACCCTTAGGTGTTGTTGCTACACGTATTGGTCGCAATAATTTTGAGTTGGACATTGTGAGTCTTACTTCGTTGATAACTTTTTCGCTAAATCCTCCAAGTGCACTTGAACCAGGAACTTTAACACGACTGCCAAAATAATAAACGCCAGGTCCGGTTACGCCAAGGTCTTTTGCCAGAAACTCTGGAAGTTTACCTTTACCTCGTGAAGCAACATCTTTGACAATTTGATACAACTCATTGTCGGTCATTTGGATTGTACCATCTGCAATCATGTTCTTTAAACGTGACTCTGTAAAAGCAGCAAGTTTTTGTCTGCCTTCACGACCAAGGACACTTTTACCAACAAGACTTCTTGTGGCTACTTTTACTGAACCATCGGCAAGTGTTTCTTTGACAATAATTCTGCTAAGTTGTTCTGCACTTAGTTCGCCCAGTTCTTTTGCTGAAAGTGTGACAACAGACTTTGCAGCCACAGTTCCGCCCAAAGTTGCGTATGTCATTGGGTCTAATGCAACGTCACCAATTAAACCAATGATTCGTCCAGTCCAACCCTTGATTGGGAATGCTTTACCAAAACCATAGTTGACATCTCTTGTTTGATGTAAAAAATCACCAAAAGATGCTTTGGTATTTGGGTTACTATCAAGTATGTCGGCAAGTTCTCTTACACCAGAAATAACAGCACGACGTGGTGTATCTAATATTTGTAGTGGAACTAAAATATTTTTTAATATTGCTGTTGGGTCTTCAGCCTTTTTTCTTAAAGCAAAAATTTCGTTAGATGCAACATAAGATTTTGGTTTAGCGTTAATACCAGCAAGAGTATTTTTGTTGGAATTTAACTTATCTAACAACTGTTGAGTCTGCCAAGAGTCACGAATAAGTGGTTTACCAACCGGAACTTTAGTAACAGATTTTGGTTTCTTTAATTCCGTAATCTGCTTTAAAGCATTGATAACACTAGGGTCGTTTGGATTAGCCATTCTTCATCTTGTTCTTCATGAGAACAGCCATTGCAAGAGCATCTTTGAGTGGGGTTTGACCTTGTGACTCAAGTTGTGATTGAATTAATGCTCCAAATTTTTCAGCATCAGATAATTGTTTTGATGCACTACCTTGAGTTCTTGCTCCAAACGATTTAAGATAATTGGCATAAGATTGATTTTTTGCAGTACCAGCAACATCTTTAATAGGTGCACCTTTTAACAAAAGAAAATCTTTTTGTGCTTGTTCTTTAGCCCTAGCAACAGGAGCACCTGGCATTTGAATTTTTGCATTCAACAATTTACCCAACCAATTACGTTTTGATTGTGCATCTTTGTGCGCTTTCTCTTTGCCCAAAGCATCTTTAATTGCTTGACTTTCCAAAAATTTCTTCTTTTTAGAATTATCAGTAATCATCACATCACCATATTGCGCATCAATTGCAGCATTCTGTTTTAATTCATTTGCAGAATTAGCATCAACATTTTTCAAAATACCAGCAAAAGCATCTGGCGCATATTTGTACATATCTTGAAGTGTGTATTTTTGCTCTGCTCCAGGCAAACCCATTTTTTGAAATGGGTCTTGCTCAAGACCTTGTTCCATAATTTTTGATTTAACAGTTTGCTGTTCATTAGCAATTGAATCAATAAACTTTGTCCAAGAACCAGGCTTAACATCTTTTGGAACATCACCATACAAAGCCCAAGGAGCAGTTCCAGCACGAATTGCTGTAGCAGCAACAGTATAAGGGTCATCAGGAGCACCACTCATAGCAAGCAAAGTGTTGGGTGCGTGACGTTCCCACATTTGAGTTTCATCAAACTTTGGTGCAGATTTATAAGTACCCATAAGGTACGACATAACAGGGTCCATAGTGGCACTAGACAAATCATTAAATTTGCCCGATTTCATAGCGGCAAGAATGGCTTGTGTAATTGGGTCCATACTCTATAAGCCTTTCGTTACTTTGCTAATTTAGGAAAGGCTTTTTTGACCTGTGCCGCAGTTGCATTAGGATTCTTCTCAGCAAAGGCTTCAATTTTTGAAACCAAAGTTTCATTCTTAAGTGCAGGAATCTTGTTGACAATTGCTTGCAAAGCAGGTTTGTACGCTGCAGCAGCAGGTGCAGCAGGTGCGTCAGGTTTTTTGTCAACAGGTGCTTTTTCAACAGTTCCATCAACCAAACCCAAAAGAGTCTCTTCAAGACTTGTTCCCTTTTCGTTCTGACTTTGATTAACATCAAATTTCTTTCCAGAAATCCGATTAATAAGGTCATTAAGGGCTTGCTGTTTTGTGGAAGCAGCCTGAGCCCCATAAGCATTCTTTGCAGAAAGAAGATTTTGCATAGCAAAATTCTGTCCCATCTGAGACTCATTCATACGTGAAGCCTGCGACTGCTGGGCTGCACGATTCAACAAATCATACATGGTATTAAACCCACCACCAAGAGTTTGATTATATTGATTCTCTGATGCAAGTGTTGACTGAACACTTGGGTCTGCTACACCATAAGCCTGCATAAACTGTTGTGAATTATCAGTTACCGCTGTCGGGGAATATGCCATACCAGCATAAGGATTGTTATTATTTTGTTTCAAATAAGCATTCAATGCATCATAACCCTGACCAGTCATTTTGCTTGCATCACCATAACCAGCATTAATATTAGCAATACTTGCATTATAGGCATTATTAATTTGATCCTCACCAGTTGATTGCAAACCAGTCAACTGATTAATCAAATCACTGTAACCAGATTTCCAATCGCCACCAGTATAATAATCATTCATTGCATTGTACTGAGCAAGTGCTTTAGCCCTTGCATCTTGTCTAGCCTGCTCTGCTAATTGAGCAGCATCAGAATCCTGTTGTTTGAGATAATTAAACTTATCTCTATCCAAAATATCAGATGCTTTCATACTAGAACCAGAACCAGAACCAAACAATGAAGCATAAGGATTTGTTAATTGATAATTTGTTGGAACTGCAGTACTTGGAGTATCAATACCATATTGTGTGTTGTAATCAAGAATTTGTTTAGGTGTAGCAGTTTCATAATCAAATGCCTTACCATACTTTTGTTGAGTTGCAGCCTTTGATGCAGCAGAAGCATATCTGTCAGCAGTCTGGGGTTGACTTGAAGGATTAAAAGGAACATTCGGCCAAACAGTTACACCAGATGGTGTTGTTTTTCCACCCTTTTGACCGGACTGTGTAGTACCTCTATCAGCACCCATATTAAACTCCTGCTCTCATCTGCATCAATGTCATTGCATCTTGTTCTATTTGTCTTGCCTTATCGTTTTCTAAATTAGCCAAATCAGATTGATACTGATTAGTTGACTGGTCCAAACCCAACTTATATTGTTGATTGGTTTCTTCATTACCACGTTGTAAATCAGCAGTAGATTTTATTCCTGCCTTTGCATAATCAGCCATTGCTGATTTAAAAGCACCAGAACGAACATTGGGTGACAACATGCCACGACGACCATAAGAAGCAACAAGAGGTCTTTGACCCTTATTTAACTGCTCACCTAAATCTTGCAGATTTCGTTGAGACCGCTGATTGGAAACAAAATTAGCATAAGCCTGCATGGCATTACTGCCAGCATAATTATCTGTTAATGCTCGACGTTGCGCTTCAAATAGTGCTGGGTTATAAGCCATTAGATTCTCACGGCTTTCTTGTTATTAAATTGACTAACATATGATTTAGGTTCAGACTTAGAAAGTTTCATTGCATCAACATCTTTTCTAAGACTAATAATTTCTTCCATAAGAATTGCCGTAATCTGACGAATAACATCTGCGTCCACAGACTTAAGCGCATTGATTGCGGGGATAGAAAATTCGTTAATAATCATCCGAAAATTTGACTCCCCAAGACAACCTGGTCATTGTTTGCAATGCCGGCAGGAACGGTGGCACTATCTAATTTTGTGTAAGTAACAGTGCCATCAGCAATTTTTGCTGAAGTAACAGCAGCATCGTTAATCTTTGCTGTAGTTATTGCAGATGAATCAATATTTGTGCCAGAAGCCAAACCATCAACAAATACTTGAACTGCGGTAAAGTTTGCGTTCACTGTTGAGGATTGAGCAATTGCTCCAGCGGTAAATGTATGCGGAATAGTAATAGCCATTATCCAGTAACCTTTCGTGTATTAAATTTGTATGCAATGCTGTCAATGCCCCAGAACTTACCAACAGGTCCAGTAAAAAGTAGTTGAACAGATTTTGCTAAACCAAGATTGGAACCTCGGACAACTTGCGCTCCAGCGGCTTCAACACCCCATTCGTCTATATCCCATCTCCCTGTGTCCCACAACATGCCTGTGGCGGAAGCACCAAGAATAATATTAAAAGACTTCCTTTCGTTTCCATAGGCTTCTTCAAAGTTATGAAAAGCCTTGACATTTATTTGTCTTTCAGTATCAACCTGTTTGACAACAATGTCTGGTCTGCGATACATCTTTTTCATTGAATAAGATTGACCATCTGACCAACCAGTTCGGTAATAAGAATCAAATCCCGTTTCAACTGTTGCAATTAAATCTGTTTCATAGGAATACATATCAAGCCTAAGTACCCTTGGAAGGGTTGCATGAATTGCTAAAGGCATTGATGTGCCCGCACTATCAATCCAGTCAACACCACCGCAGACGGCAAAACCGTCGGCTGATGCGTGAAGCATCCAAGAACCATTATTAATCTGTGGGTCATAAACAAAATTTGCAATAATGTCTGATGCAGATGTAGTTGTCGAATATGGCATTGCCATCCATACACGACGGTTCATGTATGACAAAGAAATTTTTATAACCAAAGAATCGTTTATTTGTCCAAGAGGAAAAATAGAGTTAATGTTTGTTGAAACATTTTCCAAACTGTTTCCGTTATAATAAAACATTCCTTGTGGATGTGAATAAAAGTAAACACCGTTTTCTGCTGCAACCATATGATGATGACTTATTACACCCAGTTTTGATGTTAGTTCAACAACCTGAAAATCTGTTTGGTCATAACCGTAAACAATATAAACGGCATGTGGTTTAAACACAACCAACTGACCTTGAACCACAGCCACAGCATTAATACCCAAACCGCCACCCTGAAAATCAATGTAGTCATCTTCCGCCCAGTTTTCTGGTTGACCTTCAATAGACCAACGAACACGATTGGGATAAGCAACACCATCTTCTTTGGTGTTAGCAACAATCAATTTATTTGCATGCAACATAATGTGTTCAGCCAAAGGAAGATGATGAACAGATGCATCTGCGGTAGTTTGCCAATCATTAGGGTTTGTTCCTGCAACGCCAAGAGCCGTTGCATACGTATCTGCAACAGTCCACTTATATCCAGAAGAACCCTGTGCTCCAGTAACCATGTACAAGGTTTCACCCCATTGTGCCATGCAAACGCCGTGAGCAGATGTAGAGGTAACATTGTTTCCGGATGAATATTGGAGTGATGTAAAGTTTCCACCAGTGGACTTATAAACACGTTGACATGCTGAAAGCATGACATATGGTGTTGTTCCAGAAAAGTTAAAGATTCTTTCTGGGGACCAATCACCAGTAAAGGAAATAGCGGTACTGTTTATTTCACGCATTGCACCACGAGTGTAAACGCCACCACGAGGGTCTACCTCCACATTCAACATAGAGGGTGATTCGTTTCTCTTTAACTGAAATTGGTCAGCACGAAGATTTAGACCACCAGTAAAGTCATCAAAACGTTCAACGGATACGTTGCCCATTTAGTTACCAATCGTTGCACCAAGTGTTTGTAACCAACGACGCATGGTCGGATACCTACGACCACCAGACATAATTACAGGTTGTGCACTTGATGCTTTCATTAAATCTCTACGTGCTAATGCAACGCCTTCTTCAAACGAACGCAAATACATTGCAGAAAGTTCTGCATCTTCTTGTCTTTGATATACCCGTGCCAAAACAAAGTATGGCAAAAGGGCATGAAACCATTCGTCAATATCTATATCTTCTTCAGTGTTTGTAAGCCAGGTGTAAACAGGATTTCTGTATGCACGAAGAGTTATGTTGTAAACAATGTCTGGTTTCGGCCAAAATTGTAGTTGACCATCCCAGAAAGAATAAAAGTATGGTCGTCCAGCAACATCCGTGTTAGCCAACCAAATGCGTTCTGCTTCATCGTAGGGAATAAGTGTTAAACGATTACCTGATGCAGTGTTATCTATGATTGAGATAATTTCTCGAATATCCCCAATTGTAGATATGGTGTATGCCCTTTGGTTTGCAACAGTGGAAAGAGTGTATGTCTGTTCCAAATAGGGCCACCTGCGTTCAAGCGTGTAAATACGCTGAAAACCTTCACGAGCAAATTGGTCAATGACCGCATCTGGAAGGTCTGTTTCATCAAGGTCAATAATTGCTCTGACCTGAGAACGCAGTTCGGTAAGACTAATCATTTGGTAGCACCTTGGGAACGTAGGTGTCCAATACAAAATTCTGTGCCCCGAGCCTTTGGACCTTCACAGGTATCATCGTTGGCTGTACAGCGATTGCGACCAATGTATGGTGCTGATGGTGGCGCAAGTTTTGCACCTGCCGATGGGGCAAGACGGATACCAGAAACTGGCTTTCCGTAATAAGAATGGGCGGGTACGGCGTTTTTCATCATACTCCTAGCCCAATTTGTTACCTATCCCCACCATCTTTCTGGATGGTGAGGATAAATAGATTTATTTGTTTTTGTAAAGAGGCTTTACAACTACTGGCTTAGTTGTCTTTTTGGGTGCTGCAAAACCTTTGCGAGCAACATTACCTGATTGAAATTTCTTTTGAAGTTCTTTGCGCTTTGCTGCGTCCACAGGTTTGCCCGCTGCTTTAAGTTCACTCATGCGAGTTTGAACATAAAAACGTTGCCTTGCTTGTGCCGGTGTAATACCTTTTTCAGCAGTTTTGGTAGCAACAAATGCTTTGCGGTCTGCAACTCGTTTTGCTACTTGTGGTTTTGCTGCCTTTTTCTTACTTGGCATTACTGAGTAACCTTCGTTCATTGGCATGATTATTTTCCTGTCTTGTCCGAATTTGGGCGAACTTTGTAGTTCGCATCCTGTTTAACTGGTGTTGAACTTTGACGATAGAGACCTGGTGCTGTAACAGTCCCAGACTTTGGAGTTGCTTTTGCATGATTATCTAATTGACGATAGTTGTATGGCATTTTGTTCTCCTTAAGAAAAAGGGGAATGGAATGTGGCTTCCATCCCCCCCTTTCAAATTATTTACTTGCGGTAAATTGTTACCGTGTTGGCAGCGGTGAAAACACCGATAAAAGTGGCTGACGATGCTGCTGCAACCGTAGCCATTCCTGCTACACCACCGAGAGTAACACCAGAAGCACCTGCAGTCAAAGTGATTGCATATGTTGCTGCTGCGGCATTAACAACAGTGAACTCAAACGAGGTCCCTACTGCTTCATCGGTGAATCCTGCACCCAGTTCCGCACCAGTTGGTGTGGTAAGTGCACGACCTGTTGTTGGTGTCATCGTGTAAACTACACGA